GAAAGAATACAGGCTGTTGATGATTTAGGTTCTTCTATGTCTGAGCTTGGTAATATTATGGGAGAAAACCACGTTCTTACAAAGATAGGTACTAAGTTATCTCAAGCTGCTGCTGTTGCTAAAAACATAGAGAGATTACAGACTATACTAAAAAGCAATGCGGATAAAGCAGAAACCGTAACATCCTTAGGTAAAGCAGGTGCAAATGCAGCAGAGGGTACTACTGCACAAGCTAAACTTCCTTTCCCTGCCAATATAGCTGCTATGGCTGCTACTTTAGCTGTTTTAGTTTCTGTACTAGCTATGTTTGGCGGAAGTGGTGGTGGAGATTCTGAAACAACAACAAAAGAAGTTAAGTTTGCTAACGGTGGACTTACCAACGGAGGTATGTTTAGAGGTAAATCACACGCTAACGGTGGTATTAAGTTTGCATCAGGAGGAAGAATACACGAAGCCGAAGGTGGAGAAGCTATTATCAACAAGCGTTCAACATCAATGTTTAAGCCTGTTCTTTCTGCTATAAATTCATACAACGGAAACGGAGTTAAGTTTGCTGATGGAGGATTGCTTAATAGTGGAGAGAGGTTTGCACAAGGAGGTCAGTTGGCTGATATTCAGGGTATGATTTCTCAACAACAAGTAACTCAACAAGTTATAATGGTAGAGAGTGATGTAACAAGAAGTCAAGGCAAAGTGTCTGCTATTGAAAGTCAGGCTACTTTTTAGTATATTTGCATTATGGCTATAAGACAAAACAAGGAAGAAGTTGTTGCTGAGTTTTTAGAGTTGATGTATAAAGACATTAAGACTAAGTTTTCAGACGATGCGGGTATTAAGAATGTTGTGTATCACTTAGTTGAAATTGGACTTGTAGAGCCTAAGAGATTAAGAAACTATATGATTATATCAGACTTCCAAAAAATGTTAAAAGACAACAAAGGTCATAGCACACATACGTTTATGGATTTGTCTATAAAGTATGATGTGTCGGACAGGACTTGTCAGAATGTAGTTTACAAGGAAAGCAAGAAAAATAAACGAAAGAACAATATTAGATAAGTATTGTAAAGTTTTTCGTATATAAGGTAATAACTAATAATATATTTGTGGTTATGAACAAATGGTACTCAATAGAAAACAAAGCAGACGGTAATGCGGTTGAAATCTCAATTTACGATGAGATAGGCGACTACGGAACTTCTGCCAAAGACTTTATAGAGGAAGTAAAGAATGTAAGCGAGAGAGATATTACGCTAAGAATCAACTCTGTTGGTGGTAGTGTATTTGACGGACTTGCTATATACAACACTTTACGTTCTCACAGAGGTTATGTAAATATTAAGATTGAAGGTTTAGCGGCATCAATTTCTACTGTTATTGCGATGGCAGGAGATAATATTGAAATGTCAGAGAACGGATTTTTTATGATACACAACCCATTCGGACAATCAGCAGGGGAAGCAGTTGATATGCGTAAGACTGCTGATTTACTTGACAAAATAAAAAGTGAAATTATCGAGATATATCAAAAAAAGACGGACTTGACTTATGACGAGCTGTCTAATATGATGGATAAAGAAACTTGGTTATCAAGTCAGGAAGCTATTGAATTTGGATTTGTCAATAATATGACTGAACCAATGAAGATAGCTGCTACATTTGACCTATCTAAATTTACTAACGTAAACGAAAAAGAGGTAAATGATAAATTAAGTTTAATTAATAATAAAACAAAAATGACTGAAGAATTAAAAACTTGGTTCAACGGTGTTAAAGAGGAAATCTTAAACGCTGTTAAAGGAGAAGAAGTTTCATCTCCTGCTGAAGCAGTTTCAATTTCTATTTCAGACAATGAAGTTATAGTTAACAAGTTCGAGGAACTTGAAGAAAACGCTATATCTTTGAGAGAAGAAAAAGAAGAATTAGCAGGTCTTGTTGGAGAAAAAGAAGGTACTATTACTGACTTAACTAACAAAGTTGCTGAGATGGAAACTAAACTAGCAAAATTAGAAGCTACGGAAACAAGCGTAGAAGCTGAATCTGACCCTGCAATCAATGAAAATGATGTTGTAGTGAATAAGTGGGATGCTTTCGCTAAATCAATTTTAAAATAATTAATAAATAAAAAAAAATGGCTAACGAATTATTAGTAACAAGTTTACCTGATATTGAACAATATGATGTAAACAGAGCTATAATCCAACCTATCTTTATGGGTCAGGACTATATGCAGTATATGGAAGTATTACCTAACATTAAAGGTACTACTGTAATTGACAAGTTCAACCAACTAGGAAAAATTACAAAAGCGTTTACAGACGGTGCTTTCGCAGGACAGACTATCGCTGACAAAGGTGCTACTGTAACAATTACTCCATCAAGAGTAGAAGCTCAAATTGAGTTTAGAGCAGATGAGCTTTTCAACAAGATAAAAGGTCAATTAATGCGTGGTGGTTATGAGTTTGATAACATCGAAGGTAGTGTTGTAAAAGACATCTTATTAGATTTAATCGGACAAGGCTTAAAAGCTGACTTTAACACTCAACTTTGGTTATCTGACATCGCTGAAGCTGATGCACACTACGGAATTTACGATGGTATCTTCCAAGCTGCTAAAGATGCGGGTGCAACTGCACTTACAAGAGAATATGCAGGTCTTTCGACACAAGCTGATGATGCTGCTTTAGTTTCAGGTAATGGTGTAAAAATCTTAAAAGGACTATACGATAGTGCTGCACCTGAATTATTAGAAGCAGGACAGCACGTTTTCTTCGTATCAGGAGATATTGCTGATGACTATATGGCTACTACTTTAGAAGCATCAGCTTATGCTGCTGCGGGTTACGGTGCTTTAGTAAACGGTGTTCCTCAATTAACATTTAGAGGTATTCCTATCATTGTTCGTAGAGATTGGGATGTATCAATCGCTGCTGATGCTTCAGAAATCAACGGTTGTACTTCTGCTAACGAAACTCACAGAGCTATGCTAACGACAAAAGATGCTTTTGTTGTAGGTACTGACTTCGATGAGAACTACGTTGAGCAATGGTACTCTCAAGACAACAAGGCATACAGATTCCGTGTGGCTTATATGGTAGGTGTAGCATTGAAAGATGGTAAGTTATGTGCTTACTATACTCCAAACGCTATCGCATAATTAACATAATATGGGGGGTTGCAATATACCCCCTTATATTTTAACTTTATAAAAAAATAATAAAATGGCAATAGAAAATTTAAGTATAGCACATACTGACTTAGAAGTAAGAGGTGGACTGCAATACGTTGCAATAGGACTTTTATCTCAGGCTTCGGCAATGGGATTTGATGATGCTGCTGTTCACACTATGTCTTATACTGCTGCTGCTGCTTTAGAACTTTTTGACCTTAAACAAGGTACGGGTTCTTTAACAACAAGTGGTTCAAAAGAAGGTGGAACAATTTTGTTCGAACACACAGTTTCATTCTACGTTCCTAATTGTTCTTCTGCACACCTAAGAAGTTTGGAAACTTTAAAAGACCAAGACTTAGTTGTTGTAGCAAAAGGACACGATGGAAACGCATTTACACTAGGTATGTCTAAAGCATTTGGCTTAGAGGACAGTACATTAGGTAACGTTCAGATGAGAGCAAGACTTTCTGCTATCGAAGGTGGTACGGGTGCAGCTTTAGGAGATGAGAATGGTTTGACAGTAACAATTACTGCACAATCAGGAGAGCTTCCAAGAGTATGTTCTAACACTATCACACTTGATACAGCAGCAGGTACTGCAACTTTATCATAATGATTAACTAAAAAGGAATGGGTTTGACGAAGAAATTTGTCATTCCCCTTCTTTTTATTATATTTGCAATATGTATAAATCTAAATTAAACAAAGGAACAACATTCTTTAACGGGTTTAAGGTAAGTTGGTCTAATGCAACTCAAGAAGAACTTAAAAAAGTTCACGAATTAGGACATACTAATTTTGTAACAAAAGAAGAAAATGCAGCACCAAAAAAGAACAAGTCAAAAGCCAAAAAAATCGAAAGCACAGAAAACTCCGATAACGAGTAGCTTTAACACTAAGTATGCTTTTGTAAACTTATCTACTCCTCAAGTTAATACTGAGGTAAAAGACTTGGATAAGTTGAGATATGATTGGATTCCTTTTGGCTCTGATAATCTTTTTCCGCAGTATCTTGCTGAATTAAAAAGACAATCTTCAACACATCGTTCTGTACTAGCACAGAAAACAACATTTACAACGGGTGCAGGTTTTTTATCTGAAAACGAACAGTTAATGGAGTTTATTTCTGATGTTAACGCAAACGGAGAAAGTTTAAAAGATTGTTTTAAAAAATTAGCAGATGATTATTTTACTTACGGAAATGCTTATCTTGAGGGAGTTGTATATGATGGTGGTGTTAACTTTTATCATAAAGACGCTTCTACCGCAAGATTAAGCAAAAACAAACAGCACGTTTACTTCCACCCTGATTGGGCGAATCAAAAGAAGTTTAAGGAAAAAAC